TTAGCGAGACGGTTTAACCGGCCGTGCGCCTCGCACGTAACGCGCCGTCATGCCCGGTCCACTGTGACCCGCCAGGCGCTGTCCGGCCTCCAATCCTTCGTCGATCGTTTTGTGCGTCACGCCGCGCGCGCGGAGATCGCGGAATTGAAACTTCGCCTTGTCGATACCGGCCCGCTCGCGTGCCTTGTCGAAGCGCGACCGCAGCTTGCCCTTGGTGAGCGGATAGCCTTCCTCGTCGCGCAGCAGGTAGGGAGAGACGTCGACCTTCGAACCACGCCAGGCCAGCAAGCGTTCGATCAGTGCCGCGAGATCGCCCGTGATTTGTACCGTAACGAATGCGCCCGTCTTCTGCGTGCGGAAGATGAGGTTGCCCCGCACGATGTTGGAGCGCTGCACGCGCAGCACGTCCGAAGGGCGTTGTGCGCAGAGATCGGCTAGGTCCATCGCGTTGCGTAGCGGCTGGTCGGCCACCGTGTAGACGGCTGCATATAGCTCGTCATCGATGAGGATGGCCTGGCGCCCTGTCTCTTTCTTGCCGCGCACGCCGGCGCACGGGTTCGCGATCGTCATCATGCCCCACAGCCGCCCGCAGTTCAGGACCAGCGACAGCACGGCCTTCGTGCGGTTCGCTGTCACGACGCCGCGTTTCTCTGCCGTCGCGCGCCAGATCGTGGCGACGTCGGCCGGCGTGAGCGTGTCGAGCTCGCGATCGCCGATGACGCCAGCGAGCCTGGAGAGGAACAGGTCGTACATGCGTTGCGTCGCCGCAGACTTCTGCGGCAGCTCGCGTGTGCGGTAGGCCTGCTCGAGCAAGGCGAACGTGTGCCGCGTCGTTTCCGACGACGGCGCACGCGCACCTTCTAACTCGGCCCAACGTTGGAGTGCGACGACGCGATCAGTGCCGAGCGGCTCAAGCATGCGCCGCCCGTCCACCTCGCCGTGATCGTAGTAATAGCGCAGTGAGCCGTCCGCGTTCTTGCGCGAACGGAAGCGCGGAATTGCACCTGGAGTTTGTGCTTTGCCAGCCATCACACTGCGCCGAGATTCAGCGCCGTGAGACCGGCGGTCTGCGGTGCGCGCACTTGTTTAGATTCGACGATTCCCATTTGCTTGTCGTGGTAAGCGCGTGCGACCAGCACGCGGCCGTGCACGTCGACGACATGCGGCCAACCCTGTCGAGCGAGCCACAGGATTTGGCGCGCGCGTTGCGGCGTGCCGGTCAGTTCGCGCAGTTCTTGTCGGCCGAGATACGCGCCGGTGCCGCGCTGCGAGCCGCGACGTGAATATTCTTGCATGGTGATTTTCATTACGGAAGAGGACCACACGCAGCGCAATTGAGGGATTGGGGGATTGCGCGAAAAGTGACTCTAACCATCTGATTCTTTTGACTATTTAATGCCCATAATTGCCCTCAAATATACGGGGCGCCCCTTCCCAATTGGGGGCCTAAAAAATAGGCAGTGTCCGCAATTGAGGGCAAAACGGGCATGACTCGGGGCATTGCGTTCGAGTCGATTTCTTGCCTCTCTTCGTACTCTTTCTTCTTCTTTTTCAATGAATTAGAGAGAGAAGAGAAAGGGGCGACGGCGGCCGGCGCAAAAATCGGACTAGGGGCAAAATCGGCCCGAATGGGGGCAAACGTGATGCCACAAGGGGCGGGTGTCTTCTCAACAATCAATGACTTACGAGCGAAGAGGCCCGGAATCCCCGAGTTTTCTGCGCTGCCTGCCCGTTGCCGGTGGAAAAACCGGTCCGGGCGCCCCCTCTCCCTCAAGGCGCGCGTAGCTGCCCGGCCGTTTCGACTTGCGGGGGGTACGGGGGGAACCGGACAACACGGCGGCCGCGTGACGACGTGCGCCGACTGCTGCACGCATCGGCGCACGCACCGGAAACCCGAATACAGGGCCGCTACGCGGCCAGAAAGAATGAGGGAAGGGGTACGGCCGCACGGCGGCCGCATCGGCTGAGAGGGCGTCACGCTGTTGCCCCTTGCAGTGCGTCGGTGGCCAGGTCTTCACGGATCGATACGTGCAGGCCGAACGCCGCCAGGCGTTCGAGCGAGATCGGCGTGAGGTAGCGCACGCGGCGCGTGTAGATACGGCGCTCGACCTCCTTGTCGCCGACGATGACGCCGGCGTGCTTGAGCTGCGCCTTGAACACGCGGTCTGACTTCACGGGCAGGCCGTTCCACTTGTCGCGCAGCGCGCTCGTGTGGGCGATGTGGTCCATCACGTGGCCCGTGTTGATGAGCAGGCAGAACTCGCCGTCGACGGTATCGAAGGTGTACGGGTGCTTGTAGTTGCCGCAGTCCATTTCCGACAGCGCGGTTTCCATGATCCAGACCCAAGGCTCGCGGTCGGCGCTCGTCTCGGCGATGTGGCCGTTCATTTCGGCGAGCAGATCGCGCGGGAAGTCGCCTTCGCTCGGGTCCATGCCGGCGAACTCGCACAGGTAGCGCCAGGCGAGCGCGACGGCCGCGTAGTTGCCGGCCATGCGCTTCGCGCCGTCGTCCTCACCGCTCGCGCGGCAGTTGGCCAGCGCCTTGTCACGCAGGGTCGTGTACTGGTCGGACACGGCGCGTTTGTCCAGGCCGGCGAGGAATTCGAGCCACTGGCGAACCGGGAAGCGCGGCAGGTCGTCGGGCATCAGCGGGCCGCGCTTGCCGGTCAGCGTCGTGCGCACGAGCTTGCCGAGCAGGCTGCGCACGGGCACGTCTTCGCCGGCCAGCATCACGGGCGCGCACAACAGGTATTCGGTCATGTCGGTGCCTCGACGTGTCACGGTGTACTGGTAGTTCTCCTGCAGCAGGCCGACCGCCTTGTCGATCACGTCCTGCCGGCGTGCGGACAGCTCTTCCCATCCGACCGGGTGGCTCGTGTGGCTGATGCTGGTCAGCAGGCGGAACTCGGTCTGCAGCGACTGCCCGGAAAACATCGTGAATGCGAGCGAGCGCTCGAGGCGCTTGATGAGCGTCGACTTGCCGGCGCCCTTGTTCGCCTGGATCGTGATGTGCGGCCAGAAACCGAGCAATGCCTTCAGGTGGCCGCCGAGCGCCCACACGAGCGGGATCGTCGCGGCGTTCTGCTTGAACGTCGCCTGGTATGCGGCGATGACGCGGCGCGCGTCGCTGGCCGGGCCGGTCGGGAAGGTCAGGTTGTGATACGGGCACTGCTTGTCGGCTTCGGTGAAGTAGCAGTCCGGGCCTTCGTTGACGATCAGCCGGCCGTCGCGCCAGGCGAGCCCGACGAAGTTCGCCGCCTGGCGCGCGCCGAGGTCGGCGCCGCGCTCCAGGATGTTCACCATGCGCTTGAACGGCGCCGGCGCCCAGATCGGGCCGAACTTGCCCCACTGGTCGACGTTGTGGAGCTGGTCGTCGAGCATCACGCGGCGCACGAGCTGCGCGCCGTGGCGCGGCGCCTGGACCGACACGGCGAAATAGACGGTGGGCGCCTGGTCAGCGTCGCCAGTCATCGTCGACGTTGCGCTCGCGACGGACACGCGGCTGATGCCGGCGATTCGGAAGCCGCACAAGTCCGTCATGACGGGCGTCTCGACGCCGCTTTCCTCGTTCTTGTCCATCTTCGTGATGTAGCTGGTGAAGTCCGGCCGCACGCGGAAACGCCAGTACTGCGCGAAGTCGTGCGATGGCAGGAAGATCCGTGGCCGGCCGCGACGCGTGGCGTCGCCGGCGAGGCCGGCGATGAGCCACGGCTCGAGCTGGTCAAGTGCGCGCTGCAGATCGGCCGGGCCGCGCAGTTGTAGGTAGTCGTTCACGTCGTTGATCGACTTGACGGCCTTCTCGCCGTCCGCGAGGTCGGCGAACCAATTCGCCTGGTCGACGAGCACGGCGCTAATGTTCAGCGCCGTGAGCCGTTCGTAGAGCGCCCAGGCAGCTTCCGGTCCAGGGCGGCGGCCGGCGCGCGGGTGGCCGTCCGCGAACGGCTCGTCGTTGTCCAGGCAGATCACGACCTGTTTTCCGCGCAGGAACGCGAAGTCGATACCGTCGACGTTCGCCAGGCCGCGCAGCGCGAGTGCGGCGGCACCAGGCATCGCGCAGGTGTCGATCGACAGCGCGTTGATCGCGCTTTCGACGATGAACACGCGCTTCGCCTTGTCAAGCCGGCGAGGATCGGCCGTCCAGCCGTAGCCGGCCTTGTCGCCCTGGGTCTGCGTCTTGACGCCGCCGTTGAGCGCCGGATCGATATAGCGCATGTCGACGGCAACGACGCGGCCGTCGCTAGGCGCACGCACGATGAACGCGGCGGCCGGGCCGGCGTGACCCACTTCGCCGGCCGCGACCTTCGAGCTGGTCCACGTGTTGAAGCCGAGCGAGCGCGAGGCGATCGCCGCGTCGATCGCGCCGGCGGAAATGCCACGGCCGACGAGGTAATCGCGCACCTGGTCGCGCTCGGCGAAGCACCGATCGGCGATGTATTCGACGGTCGTTTTCTCGCGGCGCTCGGCCGGCGCCTGGCGCTCGAGCGGGATGCCGTACGCGTCGTGCAGGTAGCGCACCGCGTCGGCGACCGTGCCGCCGCGCGCGTGAATGACCAGGTCGATACACGAGCCGCCGACGTCGGCGCTGTGGTCGCGCCAGCCGGTGCCGTGCTTCGGGTGGTTCACGTAGATCGACAGGGACGGGCTCTTGTCGTCGTGCTGCGGCGAGTGGTACAGCGCGCGGTCGCCGCCGCGACCGCGCTTCAAGCCGAGGCGATCGGCGAGGTCGTGCAGGTCGATACGTTGTTTCAGTTCGTCGATCGAGGCCATCGTTATTGCTTTTGCAGTTGATGCAGGGAGAGGGCGGCAGGGTTGCCGGGTGTCGCAGGGCTGTCGACGAGCGCGCGGAGCGCGCCGGCCGACGCGGGAAAGGCAAGCGCCAGGCGATCGCCAAGGACGCTGACGAACAGCGCGAGCACCGCGACGCGTTGCAGGCCGCCTGGTTCATGGTCGAAGCGAAGGGCCTCGGCGGCCGCCGCGATGGACGCCGCGAGCACGGCATCGTGAGGGATGGTTGAGTGCGTCATGCTGCTGCGCCTCCGAGGATGTCGTGATGGTTCTGCTGCAGGCGTTGAACGGCGTGCTGCAGCTCGTAGCGCGAGGTCATCGCCTGGTCGAGCGTGGCGCGCAGGTGATCGCGACTGCGCTCGACGTTCGACGTCGCGTTCGCCAGCGCTGCCGTGCGTGTCGCGCCGTGGCCGATGCGGATGCCCGACGCAAGGTGCGTGACGATCCACTTCTCGGGATGGCCGTCGCGCAGGTGCGGCTCGACGTGGATACCAAACGCGGCGCCGACGTCGTTCGGGATGACGACGTGATCGCCAGCGACGGTGCGCAGGCCGGCCGTCGTCAGCAGCTCGTAGCGGATGGTGGGTTCGTGGTTCACGTATCAACCCTCCTGACCGGGAAACAGTGCGTCGACGATTGCGCGGGCCAGTGAAACCCAGGCACGTGCGCGCGGGCTGTGCAGCTCGAGGACGTTCTGGTCTGGATTCGCCTGCGCGTACCCGTGGTGCGACATTAGCTTCGCGACGACGAGACGGACACATTGCTCGCGGTGATTTATCGCGATGTCCGGCATCAGGCGCATGACGTTGCCGCTACGCCTCGATGCGAACGCTGCGCGCAGCTCGTCGATATCGTTTTGAGTGAGATCGCGTCGAGCCACCAGCGGTAGCGTGAGCGGATTCAGGCGCCGAACGGCATTCCAGAATTCACGTGCCGCGTCTTCGACGGTCAGGTGGTCGGCGATCGTAATGCGGCCGTCGTGATGGATGGTGAACAGCACTTCGCTGTTGTCGGCATCGACCGTACGAAAGGAGAATTGCTTCGCGTTGGACGTCATCGCATCACCCTCGCAGCGGGACGGACCAGGCAAGCGCTGCGACCAGCGCGACCATCGCGACGACGCCGATCACGAAAGCGATCGCACGGGCGTTTCGAACATCGAACAGGCGCAGCACGTCGGCGGCCAGGCAGTAGATGCCGGTGAGAGAGAGGGAAAGCATCAGCAACACGCCGATGCCGAACACGTATGGCTTCATGGAGTGGTTCCAGGTGAGTGCGCCGGCGGCCGACGCGGATGGGTCAGTCGAAGTCGTTCGCGGCGCGGCATTTCCCGTCGACGGCCGGCAAGTCGGGCGCGGATTCTCGATCGCGCCATACGTTTGCCGTGCACTCGAAGGCATGCCGGGCGGCCGGACATAGGGCGTCGAAATTCCCGACCATGCGCAGGTGGCGCCACATCGTGCGCAGGTCGTGGTCGGTGAGGGGCGTGCGCATCGCGTCAGTGCATCCAGTCGAGTACCGGCGTGCCGCGCGCCAGGTCCCACGACACGACGAAGCCCAAGGCACGGGCGGACGCGACGAACACGTCGGCGCGTACGTCGGCAGCGGATATCTTGGTGAGGTAGGCGACGCGCTCGTCGTAGGTCAGCGATTTGGCGAGTGCGGCGATCGGTGCAGGGATCAGCGGTTGCATGCGGCCTCCAAGAAATTTCAGGCAAAAGGAGTCCCTCACGCCCGCAGAGCGGGCGCGATGGGTGTTCAGTGAAAAAGTGGGTTAGGGCTTAGGCGTCGAGCAGCGGAAGCTGTCGCGAATCGGTCAGGAGCCGATCAACCTTGCCGATCGGCACATACACGTGCGGATTCGGGTTGATGCTCGGCGCGATCGTGTGGACGGTCGCGACGTGAATCTTGTAGGTCGTCGCGCATTCGATGTTGGTGCACTGGCAGTAAGCCTCGCGAACGAGAGCGGACAGCGTGCGGCTGGTTCGAATGACGGCGCGGCTGCCGCAGTGGTGACACTTCAATTTCATCGTGACTTCCTGTCGGAGACTGCCGCGTTAGTTACGGCTGTTGGTTACGGCGTAAAGAGCCCGGTTTCGTCCGGTGAGGCGACGCGCACCGTTGCGCAGTCGTCGCTTCACGAGCCATTCGGCCGCTTGCTGGATCGTCGCAAGACCTTCCTGCTGTCGGACGCGTTCGAGTAGTTCGGCTTCTTGCTCGGTGAATGTGAGTTCGATTTCGGGCATTGGATCGGCTGCTCTGGGGCTGCTGTTTTCAGCCGTGCTCGTGGGCTACATTGCACGCTGGAATCAGAGCCTCGGCGGCCTCGCGCAAAACCATCTGGCGAATCAGCGTTGCAGCGGCCTCGCCCTGGTAGTTGGCGAGCGCGGTGATGAGGGCGTACTCGTAGTCGTCGAACCGCACCATCAGGCGGTTGTCGCGGACACGTTTTGGATCCGGATACATGGTGGTCACCTCGGATTCAGCTTGTGGAGACGTTGCCCGTGGTGTCCTCGAACGAGGACATCTTGGCGAGATAGAGGGGGAGCCCTTCGAGGTAGACGAGACGCGCGAGGCTCGACAGCGAGCGCCGTTCTTGGCGGCCGAGCTGCTCGAGCTCGGCGCGCTCTGCGGGAAGGAGGCGCAGCGAAACGGTCTTGCTGGACATGACGCCCGGCGGCGCACGCCGCGGGCCTTTGTGGGTAGTCATGGCGGGTATACTCAATTTCGATAGTGCTTCACTAGGGATAGGTGAAGTGTAAGGTAATCAAAACGAAACCGCAAGATGTCGGATAACTCAATTGGAAACCGCCTCAAGGAAGAGCGGATGCGCATCGGCATGAGTCAGGCGGAATTCGCCACGCTCGGCGGGCTTGGGAAGCAGGCGCAGCTCAACTACGAATCCGGTGCTCGGTCGCCGGACGCGAACTATCTGGCGGCGCTCGCGAATGTCGGGGTTGACGTGCTGTACGTCATCACGGGCGATCGTGCGCAGAGGCCTACGGTGCCTGACGACGAGGCCGAGCTGCTCGAGGGGTTTCGCCAGTTGAACGACGTTGGTCGGACGGCCGTCCAGGCGTCGGTCAACGGGTTCCTGCTTACGGGAACGATGACGATCTCCGGCGCGCCCGCGAAGCGGCTTCCGCGTCTTGCCGAGAACCGAGCTGCGAAATTGGACGCTGCGGCGCTCGACGCGCTGCGAGATGCGCAGGCGGACGTGGAACGCGCGAAGAGCGCGCGATCGCCGCGCAAGAGCACTGTGAAAAATCAGGACTGACGAAGTGTCTCTGCGGCGCGCTCAAGCGCCGCCATCGCTGTTTCGACTTCCCCCAACACGTCGATCGTCGTCATGCCGGTCGATTCCTCACGAGACAGTTCGCACAACGCAGCGAGTTCACGATCGAACCGCGCAACGACGGTGCGGAGCTGCGCTCCGAATTCGGTAAGCCGAAACCCATCACTTCCTGAACGGCGCTCCATTAGCGGGCGGCCGAGGACGCGCTCGAGCGCGGACACCTTCTCGCTGACGGTCGGCCGCTGCACTCCCATTGCCTGCGCCGCTTCCGAAATGCTGCGATAGCGCGTGACCTCGCTGTATGCGCGCAGCAGATTCCAGTTGAGCCGAGGGGGAGTCGTCCGGAAAACCATGATTCGAGCGGTAGTTGTTGTTGCGGTAATGCGCGCTTCACACGGGCGGGGGACGGGAGGCGGGAGAAAGACCGCGAAAGTTAGGCGTTTTCCTAACTTTCACGGGGCTTTCTCCTTCATTCCATTTGTCTGAAAAATGCACGAAAATGGGGCAGCGTTACAGCACGCGTGGATGCCGTTTCACGTCGTAGCGCCTCTCAAAATATCCGAAGAGGAAGCCGTTGTGAGTAACAAGCCGCAAGAGCCGCAATTCCGAAATGCAACAGCCGAGGACGGGGTAATCCGACGCTGTACCGAAGCCACGGTAGCCGCCCAATGTGGGCGCGCCAACTCCACTGTAGCCGGGAACCGCGAGGCGCGTGCAGTGCGCGACTTGTCGGCCGGTGAGCGAGCGGCGCTGCTCGCGCAGGTGACGAGCGCGATGTTGAGCCTGTCGAACATCCGCGACCTGCTGCTGACGTAACGTCAGCCCCCCTCCGAGGTGTCGATCTCCGGCACCTCGCTCGCCTTGACCTCTAGGTCGAGGTCCGATGTAAATCCGCCGTTACCGTCGATCGAATGTGTAACGCGCGCAATGATCCAGTTGCAATCATCAATGACACGTTTGTAACCGCGCACGGTTACAGGTAATTCGGTCATCAGCTCGGGGCGGCCGACCGCCAGCACAATGCTGAACTCTGCAACGCCGCGCTGCAACTTCTCCCATTCCGCTTTCGCTGCGCGTGTCGCGTTCCCCTTGTTCGCATAGGTGTGTCGCAACGTCTTCACGTTTTCGGCCGTGCCGAACAGCACGTCGCCGCTCCTGTCGATCGGCTTCTTCTTCGAGGTAGTGCGACGCCGGCGCCGCTTCACGGTGGTCGACTGCTTCTTCGCAGTGCGTGTGTTCAGGTAGAACGCCTGCACGCCCGAGTACGTGTCCCGATCCGCGACGCCGAACTCGTGGCGATCGCCGACGTCGCGCGTGATCGTGACGGCCGGCAATGGCTTGCCGCTCGCCGTAGTTGCCTCGCCAGCCTTGATGAAGAGCAGCAGCCCGTTCTTCACGGTGGCGATCGCGTCGAACATCTTCGCCAGGCGCGACAGCAGATTGGCGTCCGACTCGGCCGTCTGGTCGATGTGGTCGACGAGCTGCCCGTCGAGCGCCTTGCTGATGCGCGCCTCGACCTTGTTCTGGCTGGCAATTGCGCGCACGATCGCGCCGACCGTCTGCCGATGCCAGGAGCGCTCCTTCTTGATCGACAGGCCCGCGCGCAGATCGACGCTACGCGCGCGGATCGTCAACACGTCCGGCGTGCCGGTGTGCCGAACCTCATCGACCATGAATGCGCCCTTGTCGACCAGGCCGTTCGCCGCGCCGGCCCAGCCTATCGCCAGCTTCAGCGTGACGCCGCGACTCGGGATCTCGAGGGCACCGTCAGAATCGTCGAGGCTGATGTCGAGCTGGTCCGCTTCGAAGCCGCGGTTGTCCTGTAGCGTTAGAGAGATCAGCCGGCCGTCGAATTTCTTCGTGATGTCCTTCCCGTTGAGCGTGATCGAATAGATCGCGCGCGGCACGCGATCGTCGGCAATCACGACCTGCTGCACCAGGTCGGCACCAGGGATGTCTGACAGATTCATAACGAGATCGCCTCCTTGATGGCGTCGGTCACGATGCCGAGCATGTCGAGATCGTCGTTGCGCGTCAGTGCAATGGAAAACTCGATGCGGCGCGCGGTGCCGTTGTCGAAAAATAGCGTGCGCGTCGTATCGATGTTGTCGATCGTGAACATGCCGTAAATGTGGCCGGTGCCTTCGATCAGCGGCCAGGCGGTGTGCTGGCCCGCCATTGCTTCGATGACGGCGAGTGACATGTCGCCGCCCGTCAGCTCGGGCAGCAACACGCCGGACAGGCTGATGGTTTCGTCGTCCTCGCCGACGTACTGTCGCGCGGGTTTTCTGCCGACACGATTGTTGCTGGCGAAGCGCCAGCCGCGCCGGCGCTTCAGCTCCTGATAGGGCAGGGTCGACAGGCTGAACACGAACAGCCCGAGCGCCATCATCATGTGAACCTCTCCTTCAATCGCGATCACGCAGACGCGAGCGCTCGCGCGCGGCCTGCGTAGCCTGTTCCTGGCGCATCACCTGCAGCACCTTCTGAGCGAGCGCCTGCTCATCCATGCCGGGCGCCGCATACACCTGGATCGTGATCGGCGCCGGAGCGACAGGCGCGCGGGCACCGGCCGACGCGACCGTGAGCGGCGGGCGGTTGTCGACCGTGAGCGGTGCGCCGCCGGCGATCGCCGCGCCGGTGATGCCGATGCCGGCCCCGGCGGCGACGATCCGCTTGCCGACTTCGAGCACGGTCGACAGCGGGCCGTCCTGACCCTCGCGCAGACCTTGGTCGAGACCGGCCATCGTGAAGCCGCCAAGCGCGGCGAACACGCGACTCGGCGAATGGATACCGAGCCGTTCCTTGAACCAGCCGACCACACTGTCGCCGGCGGACTGGATCGCGGTCTTCACGGCGCCGAGGCCGTTCGTGATCCCGTTGACGAGCCCGGACATGAGATTCGAACCGAACTCGGCGAAGCGCGCTGACGCCTGAGCGAGGCCGACGATGATGTCGGCCAGCCATGTACCGAAGGCTCGGCCGGCGCCGGCTGCTGCGTCGAGGCTCTTCTTGCTGGCGTCGACGGGCGCCAGCAGCCGTGTCAGCCAGTCCCACACCACCTGGAGGGCGCCCGTCAGCCAATCGAACAGGGGCTTAAGCGGCGCGAACGCAGCGCCGAGGATTGCGAAGGCTTGGCTCACGAGCGGCGCGAGCGGCTTCAGGCCCTCGGTGAGCCCTTGCCAGAATCCGGCGAAAAACGCCTTGATCGGCTCCCAATACTTGACGATGAGGAAGGCTGCCAGCGCAATCGCAGCGATCACAAGGCCGATCGGGTTCAACAACGCGACGCGACCAACCAACAGCAAGGTTTGTGCGACGGCTCCGAGCGCACGCACGAGGACGCCGCCCTGGATGCCGAGAATCGACATGCTGAATCGCACGATCGCGAGCGGCCCAAGAACGCCCGCGAGCGCGATCGTCAACGTGCCGAGCACGGCGAGCAGCACACCGAGGCCGGCCGCGCCAATCGCGACCGCACGCGTGAAGTTCGGGTATTCCTTCGCGAAGCCGAGCAGCCGCTCGAGCACGCTCGTCGTCAGCTCGAGCGCGCGGTTGTACACGGGGAGCACCTGTTCGCCGATGACGGTGCGGAGGGTGCGCACCTTCTGGAGCGCGATCAGCTCTTTCCCTTCCGTTTGCCTCTGGCCCAGCTCGTGCAGCTTGTCGATGCCGTACGCGCCACGGTTCAGCTTTTCATTCTTGTGGATCTGCTCGCGCTGCATGAACATCGTCGCGAACAGGTTCGCGCCGTTGCCGTTCGTCATGATCGTGGAGAATTCCTCCAGGATCTTCGCGTCAGACGTGATGCCCTTGGCCTTCAGCTTCGGCAGCAGCACTTTCTCCATCCACTCGAACGGCGACGCGTTGAAGAGGTCGCCCTGAATCAACGCGCCGGGCTTGATGCGCTTCACGTTGCCGATCGTGTTGTACTCGACGTCCTTTTTGTTGACGAGCCCCAGCTCGACCAGGCGCTTCGCGGCACGCACGGTCGTTTTGCCCTGCATCAGGTTGCTGTATGCGGCCTGCACGCCGGTGCCGGCCGCATGCCCGCCCATTTCCTGAATCAGCGGTTCCATCTGGTAGTAGAACGCGTCCTGGCGCATCTGCTTCGCGGCGACCTTGCCGGTCTGGATGAAGTTGCGCCACTCGTCGCCGCCGACGCGGCCGCCGGTCGCGGACAGCACCTGCTGGACCATGTTCGCTTCGCTCTTGAACTTCGCTTCGCTTTTCGTGCCGCCGCGCAGCTCGATCACCTTCAGCATGTTCATGAACTTTTCTTCGTTCTCGTGCCCTTGGGCCGCACCGAACATCGCCTCGTTCGCGAACTTCATCTTCGAGAGCGTCGGCATGACCATCTGCGCGTGGCGCTCGTCGGCAAAGATCGACATCGCGTCGCGCATCAACGTCATGTTGTCGGCGATCGCCACGCCCGGCGTCTTCATCGCGCGCACGTAGCGCTCGCCGTCCTGCGTCGCGCGATCGCCCAGGCCGAGCGCCTGGATGCGGCCGCGCTCGTTCTGGATCTTCTTCGCCTCGGCAAGCGGCTCGCGTAGATCGTTGAGGATGTGCGAGCCGGTCGCGCGCGCGGCAAATCCGCCGATCGCCATTTCGGCTGCGGCCGCGCGCGTCGCGCCCATCTTCGCGCGCGCATCCGCGATACGCTTCTGACGCGTGTTCAGCGCGTCGAGTCGGCGCGATTGAGCGTCGATCGCGCCGGTCGTTGCGGCGATGTCGGTGCGCAGCGTGCGCTCGTGCTGGGAAAGCTTGCCCGTGTCGACGCCGGCACGGTTCAGGCGATTGCGCAGCTCGTCGACACTGGCGGACTGCTTCTTGAACGCGGCGCCGAGCTTCGACGAGGCTTGCCGCGCCTTCGCCAACTCGGCAACCATCTGTTGCGATGGCGGCCCGTACGCGCGCAGCGCCGCCGCGAGATCCTTGACCTTCTTCTGTGCGTCAGCGAGCTTCGTCGCGGTGTTGGCGAGCCCCGTGCGCATCTCGCGGAACTCGCCGATGCGCCGTTGCGTGTCGTTGAGTTCCTTGAGGCGCGCGCGGGAGTCCCGCAGCTCCTTCACGAGCGTGCGGTTCTTCGTGGCGATCTCGCGAATCGGCCGGCTCGCCTGGTCGAGCGCCTTGAGGACGACCTCGAGGCGCAGGGAACGGTCACTCATTCATCGCCCCGTTCGTATCGGACGCGCGCGTGCTCGCGCCAGGTCATCAATTCATCAAGAGACATGGCGTTCATCACGTCGGGCGTCCAGTGAAAAACCAGGGCGATGTCGGCCATCACTTCGTCGACGGATCGAGGGATGCGTCCTGCTTCACGGAGTTCGGTACCAAAAAACCGGCGAGCTCCGTGCCGAGCTTGACCAGGTCGGCTGGGTCCATGCGCAGCACGTCCTGGTCGGTCAGCGTCGGGCTGCTGACGCGCGGCAGCACCTTCGACAGTGCGATCACGTCGAGCTGCAAGACGTCGGTGAGCGTGACGCCGCGCAGCGCGCCGCTGCCCGACATGGCCAGCGTGACGGCCTCGATTTTTTGCTCGCCGCGTACGATCGGGGTGTCGAGGCGCAGCGCGTCGGTTCGTTTCAGGGACATGGTCAATCCTTAGAAGGTGAAGTGGATAGGGTTACAGGCCGAGTGCGCGGCGCTGCTGGGCGAGGCGATCGACGCCGCCGACGATCTCGACGAAGTTCGGGATGTCGATCTCGATCAGGTTTTCGCCGTTGACGACAAGGCGGTAATACGACAGCGACATCGTTCCGGTCTGGTCGGCGTTGTCGCCGGCCTTGGCCTTGCCGGGGTCGATTTCCTTGTAGCGACCGCGCACGTACACCTCGACCGCATCGGTTTCTTCGGTGTCGTCACGCTGATAGGAACCGGCGAAGCGTACGGAGACACCGTCGATCTTTGACGTGCCCCACGTCTTGAACATCTCCTTCATGAAGCCGCCCATCGTGAGGCCCAGCTCGAGCTTCTCCATGCCGAGGTCGATGTCGACCTCGGCATTCATGCCGCCGCCGCGATACGCCTCCATCTTGCGCGTGAGCTTCGGCAACTGAATCTCGGGCACCTCGCCGACGAACGAGACGCCGTCCTCGAACACGTTGAAATTCTTGAGTTTGGATGGCAGAGCCATTGCGTTTTCCTATGGTGATTGGCGGGCCGTCAGACGGCGATGCTTTCCGCAAACTTGACCAAATAGCGATCCGTGATGCGCTGCCGGAACGTCAGGTCTTCGAGCGGCGGAACCGGGCAGAAGTCGTAGTCGATGAAGCCCTGGCCGGTCTTGAGCGATTCCTTCTCGTTGGCCGCCGGATCAAACCAGCACTGGCCGTCGATCAAGTAGCCGGCCGTTTTCCACGCGCGGAACTTCGCGTTTACGCCGTCGACGATGTCGTGCATCAGCGTGCGGCTCATCGGTTGGTCGACCGCCCAAATGTGCGCCTCGGCCATCGTGTCGGCGATCACCTGTGCGCTGCGCACGTAGTTCTCGAATGCCCACAGCTTGTCCTCGGAACAGGTCCGCGATCCCCACAGACGGTATCCATTCGCGTTCACGAGCGTGGTGACGTCGTGGCTGTTCAGGTAGCCGGCGTCGGTGTTCGGGTCCTGCAGGTCCCAGAACACGTCGCGACTGATACCCGTGACGCCGTTCACGACGACGTTGGAGATCGTCTTGTGCCAGCCGGTTTCTTCGTCGATCTTCGCGCGCATGCCGAGCGCGCGCGCCGTGGCCCAGGTGATGTCCTCGGCGTTGGTCGTGATGTTCCAGTTCACGAAGTCCGGCCAGATCGTCATCAGCTCGCGCTGACCAAAATTCGCGCGGTAGGCGACGGCCTCTTCTTTCGTCTTCGCGCCGAACGCGTTGACGTATGCAAAGCCGCGCAGCCTTTGAGCGACCGTCGCCAGCTCGGTCGCGACAGGCAGGGTGTCCAGACCGGGGCAACCGAGCACGCGCGGTTTGACGCCGAGCCGGGTATTCGCAGCGAGCAGCGCCTTCATGCCGGTGTACTGGCCGTCCGCGGTCGTCGTGCCGATCACGTTGCTGGTCGTTTCGTCCGCGTCCTTGCCGGTCGGCACGCGCACGCCGACGATCAGCGGCGAGGTCTGCGCAGCGATCGCGTCGAGCGAACGCGCGAGCGTGCCTTTCGTGCCGGCGCGGCCGATTGCGGCCCGCACGTCCGTGATGAGGAAGGGACGGTTCTCGGGAAAGGTGGTGGCGTCGGCGTCATCGCCGGTACAGACCATGCCAATCACGGCCGTGCTGACTGTGCGGATGGGACGCGTACCGTCATTGATCTCAATGACGCGTACGCCGTGGTGGTAATCAGAAGGCAAGCTATTCTCCCGGAAGTGAGCCTTCCGAAAGATTGCCTTCCGCGCGCGCGGAGATCACGCGCGGGAGGTTGTGCAGCGGCAGGGCACAACCGAAGCCGCTGCCGGGTGTCGCTACGCGGCGACGTGCAGCACGTCGAGCTCGGCCAGGCGCGCGGTCGCGACTTCGTGATAGCTCGGTTCGAGCTCGCAACCGATCCAGTTCAGCCCGGCTTCCTTTGCTGCCGCGAGGAACGTGCCGGAGCCGGCGAACGGGTCCAGGACGACGCCGTCTACCGGCGCCAGGCGCACGACGTCGCGCGCGAGCTGGGCGGGCTTCTCGGTCATATGCCGTTTCGGATGCGCGAGGCGCTCGGAGAACACGCCAGGCAGATACACGTCGGCGCGGCGCACGGCCCCCTTGGTCGCCCAGACCAGGAATTCAGTCTGCTGCGCGAAGCCGCCCATGCGCGGCCGCGTGCGGCCGCTCGTCTTGTCCCACACGGCGACGCCACGCCAGGTGAAGCCGGCGGCCTGGATCGCATCAGTGAGGCTCGGCAACTGGCGCCAGTCGACGAAGCAGGCCAGGTGCGCTTCGTTGCGGCAGACGCGATAGGCTTCCGCAAGCCACGTCATGCACCAGAACGTCCACGATCGCTGGTCCTTGCTGTCGTGTTGGAATTCAGGATAGACCGTCTTCACGTCGCCGCCGATGTACTTGCTCGAGGGCGTCTGGCTGCGCGAAGCGCTCGTGGTGCCGCCGGACGAGTAGGGCGGGTCGGTGAAGACCAGGTCGACGCAGCCATCGGGCAGCGCGCGCATGACGCTCAGTGCGTCTGCCCGGTGCACGCGGTTGATCAGATCAGCGGAGAGAGTGTGTTGCATGGGGCGAATCCCTTGTATCGGAGGCTCGGTGGCCTGCGGGTAAGGGGCTCGTGGCCCTCAGGATATTCATTGCGCCGCAACGCGGGCATTTGATGGTGAGCCGGATGTATTCGCCGGCACCGAGTTTGCGGTTACAGCTTCCGCATCGGATGTCCTGCATGGTGTGATTCCTGCCTGTGCTAGGATGCCGGCGCCTCTCGAGAGGTGTCGCGGCCCTGGCCAATCCTGCAGGCATGCTCTGCTGGTGCGGGGCGTGCACGATGTTGCTGCATCGCGCACGTCGCCGCGTCCTTTCCTTCCTATGTCGCGTTACGCGACGTATTCGCCGCCGGCGAGCATGTAGCGGTCGGTCGAGCCGTACATCATCGACCCGTCCGCATTTGGCGCGCTACCTTCGGGCTTCGGTTCCACCAGTCGCCGCTGGATATACGCGAACGCCCCCTCGTCGGCTTCTGGCATGCCCGACACGAAAATCGTGACGCCGCCTTGCAGCGGCTGTTTCCCTGCCTTGAACGTCGCTTCCGAGACGTAGCTTTGGATCGTCCCGCTCGTGAACTTCGATGCCGCGTCGATCGCGACGTTGCTGACGACGTGATAGGACGCCTGTGCGCCAGTCGATTCGAGAACGAGTGCCTTCTTGATTGCCATATTGGATTCCTGGAAAAATGAAACGGGGCTGCGGTTTGTGGTGACCCAGGGCTGGGCGACTACGCGGACAACTTCGGCCAGACGATGTCGAGCGGAAAGCCAGCCTGCTGCGGCACGTCGCGCAGCGCAGCGCGATAGCGTCGAAGGGCGGATTCTCGATCGGTGTCGCCGGCGTCCGCCGCCCGCTCGACAAGCAGGTCGACCTCGGCGAGCAGCGTGTCGCGCTGTCGGCGAACGTTCTCGGAGGCTTCGACGAGTGCGTATTGCGCTTCGAACTCGGGCCACCACGCGAGCAGGTCGGCTGGTGTCGGCTGCGGAATATCGGCCCGCTGCCAGATCGGTACCCACGCCGTCTTCGTCTGCTGGAGCGTCTGCTTGTGCACCGGGTGTGCAACCCAGTAGTCCCGGCAGCGCACGAGATTCGGAAATTTCTTCGCCAGAATGAAAGCCGCTTGCTCGACGTCGAGCATGGTGTTCGCGTTGGTCATTGGTTCCTCAAAACTACGCCGTAAACAGTGATCGCGTTGGCCGTCCCGTTGCCCGGACCGCTTAGGCCGCAGACGACCCACGGCGCGGGCAGTGCACCGTTGAGGCGCTCGATCGTCCCGAAGTTGTTCACGCCGGAATCCCACTGCACACGCGCGCCGGCGTTGGCCTTCGTGTTGTCGCGGTTGTACAGGTCGTTAAGGATGTCGCTCATCCACGCGCCGCGATACGAGCAGAACAAGTTGCCGTCCGTGGTGAGGGTTTGTTGGCCGCGCATGTACATCGTGCCCCAGTCGTCCACGGACCACGTGACGGCGTTGTACGCGTTGTTGATGACTTCCAAGCCGCCAGTGCGCCGCGCGCGCAGGTACGTCGATACGCCGTCGGCCGCACGTAAGCCAAAGTCCGCATCCCATCCATCCCGCGCAAGCGTCAGACGGCCCCACAGCGACGAGCCGCCTCGGTTGACGTAGTTGTTCGCCAAGAAACTTGACAACCATCCACCCCATTGGCTACCGGACAGGTTTCCATCGGGCGCGAGCACTGACGTACCGCCCCCGGCCTGCAATTGGCCGCGTGCAGTGACCGTGCCGCCATCGGTGACTGCTAGGTTCGCGGCCGTATTCGCGCCATTCGTGACCATCCACTTCGCCGCGGACGCCTGCACCTGAATCCGCGGCGCGTAACCGTTCGAATTGAAGACGAGCTGCGACCCGTAGTCGCCCGCGCCATACAGAGTCACGGTTCCATTGACCTGACCGCCGACGTTCTTGTCGAGGGGCGTGACGTTCGCGGTGTCCCACGGCGTCGCGCCGGCCCACATCGGGCGCTTCGCGAAACAGATGACCTGTGAGGCTCGAGGAATGTCCAGTACGCGACGCTGCGTGACGCCGTCATCATCAAACGCGCTGATTGCGAAGTCATCGCTATCGGACTTGCCGGCCGTCCACCGATTTTTCCCGCCATTCTTCAGGTAGACCGTGCTCCAGCCAGCTCCGTTATCGATGGTCGCGTAGGTCATCGACATACCGGCCGCCGCGTTGACGTGACCGGTGAAGCGCGCGCCCGTCAGTGCGGCGTACCGGGTCGCGACTGTCTTCGGCGTCACGGCGCGCGTGTTGTCCACGCCGTCGTCGACCTCGGCCTGCGTCGCCAGTTCGACGACGCCTTTACGCTCGGTCGTCGCCGGCGGATTCAGGAACGTCGTCGGCCCGAAAACGAGCTTCGTCACGTCGATCGAAGTGAACACGGTATCGGCGGCCAGCAGCAGCATCGACGCTGCCGCTTTTTCGAGGATCGGATCGCTTTGCACGTAGACGCCGAACAACACGCCGTTGTCCAGGTACAGGCCGAACCCGTACAGCTTGTACTGGTCCGCACTGTCGTCCTGGATCACGATGTGGATCGTGTCGTTGGCGACGGTATCGCCGCCGAACGTCGTGATGCGCTTCAACTCGCTCGGCAGCGCGGTCATATCCGGTTTGAACACAAAGGCCGCCGTGGCGAGGCCAATCTGCGTGACCTGGTGCTCGGTGGTCCCGGTGTTGCCGGGTGCCACCAGTGCGGCGCGGCCGGCGTCCGTGATGTAGATGAGGTTTCCAGCCATGTTGGTTAGTCCGTGAGAGAGAGGCGGCGATAGACGGCTGCGCGCACGCCACATGCAACGCCGATCGGGCCGTGCATGCTGAAGCCTTGCGTGAAGGTGTAGTGGGCAGTGCCTCGCTTTGCGCGATCGACCTCGGCTCGGATGTCGTTGACGTACTGCGCGGTGGCCGGCACGCCGTCACGCATGCCGACCGTCATCACGATCTCGAACGTGCCCGGCACGCCTCGCGGCGTTTTCTCGAACCACTCACGCATCACGACGTTCGCACCGAATGATGCGCACACGTCGCGCACGGCGTCGGCTGTGCCCTTTTTGCGGGCGATCCGGATCGCGGATTTCACCCGCGCGCGCTTTACTTGCTCGGGCCATTCGTCGCGCCAGGTATCGACGCCCATGTGCCAGGCGAGCCAGGGCAGGAAGCGCAGCGGGATACGATCCGGGTCCATCAGCGTGTCGATCTCGACCGGGATGTCGAGCACGTCCGAGTTGGCTTCGGCCAGGCGCCGCTCGAGCACGGTCGCGTTCGGCGGCAGCAGGGAGACGGCCGGCTTAGTCATCGGCCACCCCACCGTCCGTCAGCTCGACACCTGTGCAGTACGGTGCCTGGTCGATCGCGATCGGCACGCCTTCGGCCGGCGTGTCGAGCAGCACCTTCTGGACGCCGGCGACGCGCATCGACGCGTACAGGCCGTCCAACGTGACCTCGGAACCCGGCCGGTGCATCGATTCGGCGAACTGCAGCGTCTTCTTCTTCGCTTCCGCGAGCGCGACAGCGCGATCCGGGCCGTTGAAGAAGCGCAGCGTCGCGCGAATCGCGTACGGCACGATCTTCGCGCTCTGCACGATGACCTCGTCGGCCTGCGGCCGCTTCTTCTCGAGCACCTTCTCGACGATGTCGATCAGCTCCTGGCTCGCCGTGCCGTCTCCTTCGCGCGACAAGATCGTGACGATCATCACGCACGGCGACGGGCTATAGGCGGTCGCCGCCTTCACGTGCCCGTCAGCAGCGCGCGCGTGGAACACGTACGCGTCGTCGGGGCCAGCGACTGAGAAGCCGCGCGGCGCGAGCTGGATGCGCTCGCGCAGGCTGTCGTCGTCCTCGTAGACAGGATCGATGCCCTGGTCGGGATCACCTGGCGAGATCAGCAGACGGTCAACGTCGAAGAGGGCACCGATGTGCTCGAGCGTGGTGCGCTTCGCGTACGCGAGCAGGATGCCGCGTGCCTTCTCGTTCATGAGCGCGAGAAGCAGCATTTTTTCGTACGCGCCTTCCTGCAGCAGCTTCGTCATCGGCTCCGATTCGAGCTCGAGCGTGGCCGCGATCTCGTCTTGCTGTTCCTTCGGATACAGCGAGACCAGCCGCGCCTTCTTCTCGGCCAGGATCGTTTCGTAGTCGAGTTCGTCGACGATGTCTGGTGCCGGGAGCTGCGACAGATCTATCGGCGTCGTTCTCATGCAACACCTCGCCCGTTCGTCGCCGGCAGGCGCATGGAGAAGGCAGTGTCCGCGCGCGGGCCGTCCGTGCGCTCGCCTTGCAGCTCGAGCACGGCGCCGCCGTCGATGCCGGTGCTACCGAAGTCCACCTGGTTGACCTGAATGCGCGGCTCCCATCGAGCCAACGCCATAACGGACGCCGCCATCACGCGCATGCGCATCACTGGATTGACAGGGCCGTCGATCAGCTCGGCCAGCAGCGAGCCGTATTCACGGCGTTCCACGCGCGTGCCGAGCGGCGTGAACAGGATGTCCGCGACGGATTGCTCGATGTGGGCCTGGCCGGTGATCGCGCGGCCGGTGCGTGCATCCATTCCGATCATGCACCACCCGGAATCGGTTTCGAGGTCTGCGCAAACTCGCCTTGCGCGTGATGCGGATGGCCCACGAGGCTGACGCCGCGCGACTTCACGTCGACATCGGCGGTTACGGTGCCGGTGAGATGAGCGCTACCTTCAATCTCGATCACTGGGCCGCCACCTCCGGTGCCGCCTGCATTCTTGCCGGTCGCGCCCGATTCGAATGTCAGCGGTCCCTTCACGAGCAGCGAGCCGGTTACGGTCGTGTCGTCGGCGTCGAGCGTGACGGATTGTGCCTTGACGGTCGCGGTATTCGTTTCGACCGTGACGCTGCCCGGAGCGATGACGAGCACGGTGGCGCCGGCGGGAAGCGTGGCTGTGAGCGCGTGCGCGGCGAAGTCGTACTGGAGGCGTGCGCCGTCGCGGTAGACGCGCACATGCTGGGTCGGGCTGGAGCTAGGCGAGTCGTGGCCGTCGCAATACACGCCAGGGAGAAAGAGGCCAGTCGTCGGTTCGCCCGACGGGCAGAAGAGCAGGCCCGGTTCACCGATCGACGGTGGGTCCCAAATGATGCTGTCGCCGGTGCGCTGCGCGAGCCAGCGAATCCAGTCGGTCTGCAGGCCGCCGGATTCCACGCGTACGCGGCGTGCGCCGTGGTCGATTTCGATCACAGTGCCTTCACGAAGCAGGCTCTCGATGCGGCGGTTCAGGTCGGCAAAATCATCCATGCGGCAAGGGTGCCGCGCGCGCGGGACGAGGTCACGCGTATTTGGTTGTACGGTAGAAGATCACAACGAAAAGGCCCGCTGAAGATTGCTCAGCGGACCTCAGTTCTGCGGCTGGGGGATGGTTTAGATTTCGGTCGCGCAAACCCGATGTCGGCGCGTGAGCCCCCAAGCGTTGAGACCGGTTATTTTCGGGGGCCTTACGCGGTTACGCAGCACAAGATTAGGCTACGCCTTCAAGGTGATTCACAAAAACATCGAGGAAATCGAGAGAATCGGCAACATATTTTCTTGTGATCGTGTGCCACTTTACTTGCCCGCCGCGTTCATGAACTACCAAGTCCCCCTCGTGAACAATCTGATTTCTACGCATCGCTATGTGCCCTAGTTGATTCTTGATCGGCTTCATATCGCCGACACCATACAAGGTCTGTAGCTGCCTCGTAAGATCTTTGATTCCTAACAGGCAGAATGCGTAGTCGATCTCACGGTAACTTTGAAATGGACGTTTATGCAGAAGCTCTTGAACTTTTTTTCTAACGATATTCGCTGGTCGAATGTTTTCTCCGCTTCTTTGTGCTGCTACCGCTTCCTCAGAGATTTGGATTGCGGTGGACACTGGAATCGAAAACTCTTCCTGCTGCCTCGTTAGGGGCGACTTTTTGAGAGCGGGAACAATGCCCTTGATCACTCGTTCATGTACATATCTGTCTAGCGCGCTAACGCCGAAAGTAAGTGCGGCTCGCAACTGGTCATCAAGCCATTCCTGGGTGAAATGGTCCGTCGTTAGCGTGGCACCGTCCCTTAGTACAATTACCGCATCTTTTGAGTCTATCCGCTCAATTTGGGAGGCTCCGGGCCAGCGCATCAATTGCAAGAAGTTAGTTTTCCAGTCGCTGCGAATTCGCCTTGATCGTGTATTCATCAAGCCGTCGTGATAGGCAAGAAAGATTTTTGCCCGCTCGGCCGTATCCTTGTATGCGTCAATAGGCTGCATATGTTCCCCGAAATTTGTGTGGTGATGCTGGTGTAGGTTCGATCCTTGGCTGTTGCCGCCAAGTGCGTAGATTATAAGCTCCGCCTAGGTTTCGAACCGACCGGAAAACAAAGGCTTGTAACGCTCGAAAGTTGTGCCTTGGCGGGCCATGCAGACGCGCGATAACGAAACCGAGCGGTCGGCGCCCTACCGCGACAGGTAATCTAGGATCAGCTCACTGATGGCAGTGATGTCAGCCTCGGCCATGCCGAGCAACTCACGCACCGGATACTGGACGATCGGCCCGTTGCGCTCGACGCGATCGCGCAGGCCCTCCTGATGGACGCGCGCGATGCGCTCGACCTGGCGCGTGAAGTGCAATACAGACGCGTCGGCGGTCGACGCGGTTTTGAGGAAACGCGCGGTGCGCAGCTTCGCGAACATTGCGCGCCGGATGCGTCCCTTTTTGCGCCGAGCCTGTGGCTTGCGCGGTGCGTACCGGCTGCCGTCCGGGTTGCGGGCTTCGGCGATGCGACGCGAATGGCGCCGGCGCAGCTCGACGGCCAGCTCCTTCGCAAGGACAGCGCGTTGCGCTGGAGCGAGCTGGCCGAGCAGGCCGGACGCCCAGTCTTCGGCGCGGGACAGTCTATCGGCCATCAGGTCCCCGCGATCGGCGGCTCGCCGAAGTGGCGAATCTCATAGCCGCCCGGCTGCTCGACCACGCCGACCCGCTCGGTCAGCTTCAACAGGATCTCGACGTCGGATTTGCCATTGTCGAGCAGCTCGGCCTGGAACTTGAACCCGTCGCGGCAAAGGTCGCGGTTGAGCAGCAGCTCGGGCTGGTGGATCTTCAGCCAGGCGATGATCGGGACCATGAGGTGATCCGAATGGCCGGCGTAGTCCGTCACGACAATGTCGAGCGTGTACGCATACTCAAACGACAGCGACTTCGCTGCGGTGACGGCAATCGACCCGTGTTCAATGAAGATGTGCAGCCGGTCGGGATCGCGCGCGAACTCGGGCAGGGCGGCGGCTAGCGCCGCGCGCAGGCTGTTGGGCTTGTTCATGGCGCCGGTTCCTCCGTGTCGCGTACCCGGGCCTGCAGAGCGATCAGTTGCTCGGCGTTTTCGTGACAGGTGGTGTAGTTGCCGGCGACGGTTGCGGCGACGGCAGAGAGCGCAATGCCCGAGGGGGCCGCATCAGCGCTTCCGGGATCGCCCACCGGCACGTTGGCGGCGGCGCCGTCGTGCACGCGTACAAACCCGACAGGAACAACGCAGGCGCGATCAGCTTCGCGATCCACATAAACGGGAACCTCCTTGATGATGGTGTCGCCCTTCTCGCGGACGACCCGGACGCGGTCGACGTACTGCGTGACGACCTTCACGTCGCGGCGTGCCGCGTCGCGCTCGGCCGTCCGATCGCGCACGTCGCGCGCGAGACCGTCGACGCGCTGGCCGGCGTCGACCAGGCGCGCATGCTGGATCGCGATGACGACGGCAGCTACGGCGAGCGCGATCGCGCCGGCGACGAAGATACGGGTGTTGATTTTCACCGAATCTTGACCCACCGTTTTCAT